AGAGTGTCAGAACTATTCCGTTCTAAACGACTGTACGTTTTTAAGGGGCTTGTGAACTTGTTAGACGAAATAGAAAGCTACAGCTGGAAGGTAGTAAACGACCAAATAACCGAAGAACCAATTAAAGAATATGACCATGCTATGGATGCGTTAAGGTATGGTATAATGGGTATAATAGAAAAAGGCAAACAGCCGCGCGTTAGGGCGTTATGACGGGGGCGGTCAAACTGTTTGAAGGAATTAAAACGTTCCTTACAGGAACGAAACAAAGCAACACGACGAGAGCAATTATAGAAACTACATTAGGTCAGCCTATATGGACGCCGAAAGACTACGCAAATTTTGCCCGTGAAGGCTATTGTAACAACGTTTATGTTTATGCTTGTATTAGAACTATTTCTTTAGCAGTAGCGGGTATTCNNTGGCTGGTATATAGAACTGCAAACGACGGAACTATAGAAGAGTTGGAAAACCACCCATTAAAGGAACTGCTAAACGGGCCAAACCCATGGCAAGGTGGTAGTGAATTCTTCGAAAGTGTCGTGGGCTTTTTGATGCTGGCTGGCAACAGTTACATCGAAGCTGCTGGGCCAGAAAACGGACCACCAAGAGAGCTATATGTATTAAGGCCTGATCGGATGAAAGTAATTGCTGGTAACTCGCAGCAGCTTATCGCTGGTTATCAGTACACAGTGGGCGGTATAACTGTAAATTTTAAGCCTGAAGAAATACTGCACTTGAAGTTGTTTAACCCATTGGATGACTGGTATGGCATGTCTCCCATTGAAGCTGCAGCACGAAGCATTGACCAAAACAATGAGAGCAGAGCGTGGAACGTTGCTCTACTGCAAAACAGCGCAAGACCTCCAGGCGCTTTGGTAACGCAGAATGAATTACAACCTGATCAATTCGAACGGCTAAAAGAGCAAATACGGGAACAGTACATGGGAGCGCGAAATGCCGGTAGGCCGCTGTTACTTGAAGGCGGGCTCGACTGGAAAGAGATCGGGCTTACCCCTGCGGAAATGCATTGGCTTGAAGGCCTAAAGCTTTCAGCTAGGGAAATAGCGATAGCCTTCGGAGTACCCCCAGAGCTTATTGGGGATAATGCGAACAAAACGTATAGCAATTACAAGGAAGCAAGACAGGCATTTTACACCGAGACTGTACTACCGCTTATGGACTCCATAAAGGGCGAACTTAACAACTGGCTTATACCGAAGTTTGGTGATAAAAGGTTATACATTGACTATGACAGAGATGAGATAGAAGCATTGCAGGAAGATAGGGAGGCTGTTTGGAGAAGAGCGCTAGAAGCGGTTAAGAATGGGATAATAACCCCGAATGAAGCTAGAGTCATGCTCGGGTATGACGAAGTGGAAGGCGGAGACATGTTAATGATGCCTGCTAACATGATACCGTTGACGGTTATGACAGGCGAGGGCGTGAACGAAGAGTGAAATACAAGCTACGCATGGATGTTAAGAAGAAGCCAGAGCCACAACCACGACCTCCACGGTACCCAGAGGGTATTAGACCAGTTCCGATAAATTCCAGAAATGTGGAGTTTGTGCTACGAGAGTATTTTGATAAAAACGAGCCGAAGATACAGAGAGCAATTAGAAAAATGTGGAATACGGAACGTGAAATCATTACGAAGGAAGAGATGGAGAAAGTATTGCAATACAGCTGGGTACCAGTTGAGTGGATACAACGGTTTACAAATGACTACACGGTCTTTGTTAATGAGGTTATGGCTCCAGCATGGCGTGACGCGATGCAAAACGCAGTTGAGTACATGAATGGTCAGATAGAACGGTATGCAAAAAAGCAGTTCGAGGATACTCACATCGGTAAGCTTATCGAGGATTGGATACGTGAACATGGCGGAGAGTTAATAGTACAATTGTCGGAGGCGCAGCATGAAGCTATAAGGGAGATACTTAGGATTTACATCTTAGAACATCCTTTGTCTCCGTACGACTTGGCTAAGGCAATTAAGCCGCTTATAGGTCTTACGTCTTCGGAAGCTGTGGCGGTAGCAAGGTATCGTGAAAGTCTTGTAAAAGAAAACCTATCAGAGAATGTTATAGAAAACCTTACAAACAAATACGCTGAGTTTTTGCTTGAAAAGAGGGCGCTAAGGATAGCAAGGACTGAACTATCGTATGCATATAATCGTGGGCAGCTTGAGGCGATAAGAGAAGCAAAGGCTAACGGGTTTTTTAGAGGAGAGGTAATAAAAACATGGTTAACTGCTGGCGATGAACGTACGTGTGAATTCTGCCAGTCTCTTGACGGCGAGGTTGTAGGGCTAGAAGAAACATATCCAGGGGCTACGAAGAGAGAGCAAGAAATACTTACACCGCCTGCTCATCCTATGTGCAGGTGCACTGTTATTTACGAGGTTATAGAATAATAAGGGGAAAGGGGGTAAAACGGTGGACACGAAGAGTTTTAAGTTTGAAGTTAAGGACATTGACGAACAAGGGATATTCGAAGGTTACGCGGCTGTGTTTGGAAATATTGACAGGACTGGTGACGTTATTGAGCCTGGGGCTTTTAGAAAGACGTTGCAAGAGAATCCACAGCTTCCAATACTCTGGCAGCACAATCCTGCAGAACCGATAGGACTAACTGTCGCAGCAGTAGAAGATAACCGTGGGCTTAGAGTAAAGGGACAGTTGAACCTTGAAACAGCTAGAGGACGCGAAGCATACGCGCTGATGAAACAAGGTGTATTGCGTGGGTTATCTATCGGCTATGATACGGTAAAAGAAACTTGGGATGGAACGACTAGGAAAGTAAAAGAGATACGGCTGTGGGAGTGGTCACTGGTAACATTCCCTGCTAACCCACTTGCCCAGGTTGAGAGCATTAAAGCTGTTGTACCGTTTCAAGACCTTCCACTGGCTGATATGGAGACACCCTGGGATGGAAATGCTGCAAGGATGAGAGTAAGGGAATGGGCTGGTGGAGAAGATAACATGGATTGGGAAAAGTACCGCAGGGCTTTTGTATGGTACGACTCAGAGAACCCAGAGCTGTTTGGCTCTTACAAACTACCGATTGCGGATGTGATAGATGGTAGGTTAAAGGCTGTACCTCGGGGCATATTCGCTGCTGCAGCTGCTGTGCAAGGCTCTAGAGGTGGTGTAGATATTCCAGATAGAGATATTGCCGGTGTTAAGAACCACCTTGCACGATACTACGAAAAGATGGACAGAACACCTCCATGGAGTTCGGAAAGTAGTGGCTTGGACCTGCTGCTTTACGGTATAATAGGGGCAGCGGGGGAAATTAAGGCAGGCAGAACGAATGAAACAATGAACACTGCCTTAATCGAACAAGCGATACAAAGCCTGAATGCACTTCTTGGGAAAGCTGAGCCGGATAATTCCACTCAGCAAGAAGAGAAGCCGCAGAGTGATGGCGAGTTAGAAAGTCGCTTGCTGGAAGAAGCAATTGAAGAACTTAGAAAATTGAAGGAGGTACTATAAGAATGGATGAAAAAGTAGTGGAACTTCAGAGCTTAGTTAAGGAACTGAGGGAGAAGTTCGAGCAAAAGGAACAGGGCCTGTACACAAAGGCTGAGTTTGAGGAATTCGAAGCAAAAATAAACGAAAGAATCGCACAACTTGAGACAATGATAAAGAGACCGCCTATGGGTGATAATGGCACCAAGGATAATGGACAACCAAGCGAAAGAAAAGCAGCATTTTTCAAATTCATGAGAGAAGGCAAATCTGCATTAGCTCCAGAAGAAATCAAAGCACTTGTATCCGATGCAACTGGACAGATTCTCATTCCTGAGGAATTGGAGAGTGAGATTTACAGAGAGCTTCCTAAGATAACTATTATCCGTAGCTTGGCAACCGTACGTCAGACTAGAAGCGATAGAATTCGCAGACGTAGCCTTACTGAGGTAACTGTTGGCTGGGGCAAACTGGAAACTGGTAGCACTTTGACCGAGTCTACTATGACACCTGATGATGACTATCAGTACGTTGAAGACCTCTACGGCTTGACCAAAATTGGCGAAGACGAGCTGATGGACACCGATGTGGCGCTTGAGAGCATAACGACTGATTCCTTCTCTAGGGCAATTGCCGAGGCCGAGGATACAGCCTTTGTAATTGGCACCGGCCANGCTTACAAACAGCCGGAAGGTATACTCAATGGATCTGTAGTATCCAGAGTAGATGCAGGACAGGCTGGCGCAATCACTGCTGACGACGTCCTGAAGCTCATATATGAAGTACCTGCNCAGTATAGGCAAAACGGTGTGTTGATTGTAAATTCCAAGACTGAGTTAGCTCTGCGGTTGCTAACAGACACCAACGGCCAGTATCTCTGGCAGCCTTCGCTTCAGGCTGGTAGGCCAAATAGCTTTGCTGGATATCCTGTATACAATCAAGAGGATATCCCGAATATTCCTGCTGTGGGTACTGCCGCTGACGTGGCTATTTTCGGTGACATTAGGAGCGGTTATCGTATCATTGACCGCCTTGGTATGACGGTGCAAAGATTGGTTGAACTCTACGCCGCATCCGGCTTGGTGGGCTTCAAAGTCCACTACAGGGTTGGCGGCGGCGTCATTCGGCCAGATGCGTTGCGGATACTGCGGGTGCCTGCCTCCTGATGGTGATAGCCAATGAGAGTGCGGATATTGCGTAGCCTTGCCACAAGAGACCGGGCCTTTGTGCCCGGCTCTGTGGTAGAGGTGGATGAACAAACGGCTAGAGCGTGGATACAGGCAGGGGTTGCAGAACAGGATAAGAGTTTAGACGGGCCATCGGAGGTGAAAGAGGATGACAGCAAAGCTGATAACGCCTCCAAGCATAGAGCCGATAACACTAGAAGAAGCAAAAATATTCCTCAGAATTGACACTGATGAGGAAAACACTTTACTAGAGTCTCTTATATCTGCTGCAAGGCTTTATGCTGAGAAGTACACAACTCGCTCGTTTATAACACAGACATGGGAAATGAGAACTCGCAGAGTAGCAGAACGGCTGTTTCTTCCTTATCCTCCGGTACAGATGGTTGAGTCTGTTGTAGTCGACGGGGTAACAGTTACACAAGATAAGTACATATTGCTACCTGAAGACACTCTCTACTGTATGTCTCCTCTTTATTCCGTAACTCCAAGTGGCATTGTAATTACATACACTGCCGGATATGGTGACACTCCTCAAAGCGTTCCGCGTGACATCAGGCAAGCGATACTGATAACTGTGGCTGGGCTGTACGAGAACAGAGAAACGGGTGGAGTGTCACCAGAAGCAAGAGAGCTGCTTAAACCGTACAGGGTGTTTCAACTGTGAATATTGGTAAATTACGGCATCGGGTAACAATACAAAACAAGGTAACACTTCCTGATGGATACGGCGGTGTAACCAGTACGTGGCAAGATGTTGCAACTGTTTGGGCATCAGTTGAACCGCTTAATGGCAGAGAACTGTACGCGGCGCAGCAGGTAAAAGCAGAACTAACGCACAGGATTAGGATAAGGTATATGAGCGGGATAAAGCCAGAGATGAGAATAGTATTTGACAACAGGTCTTTTGATATAGAAGCAATAATTGACCCAGAAGAACGACACGAGAGCTTGGAACTGTTATGCTCTGAGGTGGTAGCATGATAACAATTAGTATCGGGGTTAATGGGCAAAAAGAAACAGTGGCTAATCTCGGCAGAATGTCTGAGAAGGTTAAGAAAGCTGTTAAAGAAGAAATTGGGGCTTCAGCTTTAAGAATACAAGCGTCCGCGAAGAGAAGATGCCCTGTACGTACTGGAGCTTTAAGAAATTCCATAACTGTGGACCTGTACGGTGAGATGTCAGCGGAAATAGCTCCACATATGCCCTATGCGATGTTTGTGGAATTCGGTACCCGC